CCACCCCAGCGGGCGGGGCGCGCGGGGGGCGCGCGCCGGCGCCCCCGTGGACCCGGCTGGCGCTAGCGCCGGCGCCGCGGCCGCGGGCCCGGGGACCCGCTCGGAGAACCGGGCGGCGCGCCGCGCGAGCCCGTTGATCACGCTCTGACCGCGGATCAGGACGGCGGCCAAGCAATAGACCGTGAGGTCGAGGATCTCGTTCCGGTCGCGCTGCTTGAGCCAGCGCCGGACGTTCCCCTTCCCCTTCACGTACTTCCACTCCCCCTTTTCGGCCGCGAGCTGCTCCGCGTACTCCTTGTCCAGCCAGTGCACGGCAGGGAAGTGCATGCAGCCGGGGGCACGCTCGCCCGGCGCCGGCAGCGGGATCTGGAGGCGGCCGTAGATCTGCTCCTTCGCGCTGTCCGTACACAGCGTGTAGAGCGGGATGCGGTACGGGTTGTTGCGGGTGGGCCGCTCCACGATGGGCCGGCCGGTGAGCGTGCCGCCGCGCACGGCATAGACGTGGCGCGCGCGGTGCAGGGCGCAGAACTTGTAGACCTGCTCGGCGTGCGGGTGGGTGTCCACCGCGGTGCACTCGATCTTCAGCTCGCGCCCGCTCACGTGGCGCCAGGTGCGGCGGAGGAACTCGGCGGCCTCGAACCAGACGGGGTCCAGCGTGGGGTCGCCGGGGATCGCTTCCCAGTGGATGACCCAGCTCTCGAGCCCCGCCCCGAAGCCGATCACGAGGATCTCCAGGCGGTCTCCCTGGACGTCGATCGCGGCGACCAGGATGCCGACGCCGTCCGGCACCTGGGCCCCGTACACCTCGAGGCGATGGAGCACGGTGTCCGCCTCGGCGCCGAGACCGCGCTGCTCGTAGGTCTCGGCAAGGTCGAGATTCACGAACGCCTTGAGCTGGAGCGGATTTCCCTTCGTCTTCGAGAACTTGGCCGCCTGGGCCGCCCACGACGCCCAGCCGTGAGGGCTGTAGAGCCCGGAGATGTGGAAGCTGGGCTGACGACCGGGCCCGGGCGCGAGCGGCCGCCACTCGCCGGCGATAAACATCTCCGTCTTCGCCTCCTCCGGGGAGCGCTTGCCGCACTCGCCGCAGACCATCGCCGCGGTCGCGTAATCGTCGCCCTTCCACTCGATGCGATGGTGGCCGGGGTCCTTCTTCACGACGTGGTCCCGGTACCCCTGCCATGTCAGGTAGTCCGGGTGACCGCAGTGGGTGCACGGGATGTAGAACCGCCGTTGATCGCCATCGTTGTAGAGGCGCTCGATCTTCGAGATTCCGCGATTGGTGGGCGTGGAGACGTACAGGAACTTGCGGTTCGGGAAGGTGATCGCGCGTTTCTGGATCAGCTCGACCGGGTCTCCCTCGGTTCCCACCTCTCCCGGCCAGCCGTCGAGGTCGTCGAGGATCACGTTCCGCGCGGAGATGTTGCGGAACGCGGCCGCGGAATTCGCGCCGCGCAGCAGCAGCTCGCCGCCGAGGAACGCCTTTCGAAACGTGGTATTCCGCTTGTCCCGGGACCGGTTCGGGGAGACGCGGTCACGGAGCGACAGGGTGGCGTCGAACATCGGGTCGATGCGGGTCTGGCTGATCTGCTGCGCGACCTCGCGCGTGGGCAGGTAGAAGAGCGTCGGCGCCGGCGCGTGCTGGATGATGTAGCCGACCCAGTTCACGGCGACCTGCGTGACGCCGATCTGGGCGGACTTCATGATCGTGACGCTCTCGTTGGGCTCGTGCGCGGAGAGCATGCGCATGGGCTCGCGGAGGAAGGGCACGCGCCGGGTTTCGTATTTCCCGTGCTCGTTCGCCTCGCCGGGCGAGAGGTAGCGGTGCTCGTCCGCCCAGGCGTCGACGGTGATCTCGGGATCCGGGCGGAGTCCGGCGCCGAAGGCCTCGGCGTAGAGGTGGGCGACGTCGAGCGCGGTCACAGGCCGAGGCCGAGCTGGGCGGGCGGTGACGCCGGTTTGGTGTCACCTCGACGTCGCAGCCGCCAGACCGCGCGGACCATGCCGCGCCAGTCCACGGCGATCGCGCCGCGTTCGAGCGCGCGGGCCCGGTACGCCGGCGAGAGGTCGAAGTGCGGCGCGCTACGAGGCTGGAACCAGTCGCGCTTGAGGCCGAGCGCGGCCGCGAACGAGAGCAGCTCCTCCTGGCTCGTGTCGGAGACCATGTGGCACGCGACACCCCCCGGCCAGGGGGCATCGCACGCACGCAGCTCGTCGACGTAGATCACGAGGCCTTCGCCGCCGCCGGCGACGAGGCTGCGGTCCCGGAGGCCTGCTCGAGGACCTGCCGGAGCGCGACTTCGAGCAGGCGCGTGCACTCCGCGCGGGACTTGCCGACGAGCGTGGGCCCGAGGCGCGCGGGGAGCGCGAGGAGCTTCTCCTGCAGGCGCCGCGCGTGCTCGAAGGCGGCCTGCTTCACCTTGTCGGCATCGACCAGGCGGCCCGCGCGCTCCTCGTACTCGAGCTGCGCAAGCCGGGCCCGGTAGAGCTGCCATGCCGTGCGCGCCTGATTGTAGGTGAGTGCCGGACTATTCGTTTCACAGCCCACAGGAACTCCGGGGGCTGGATTCTCCGGGCGCGCAGTAGCCCCACGAGATCCTTCAGCCGGCGCAGTATTCGACTGCCACTCACGGTCCGCCAGCTCGCGGTTGATCCGGCCCTGCACGAGCTCGATGCGGCCCTCGGCGATCGCCTTGTAGACCGCCTGGCGCGAGATGCCGCGGTGCTCCGCGTACTCGACCGGGAAGACCCAGTGCACTTCCTTGCGCGGGCGAGCCACACGGTCATCCGCCGGGCTTCATCGCGGCGCGGGCGTGCGCGACGAGCGCGGCGCCGGCGCTGGCGCCGGGTGTGCGCGCGCGCACCCAGGCCACGAACTCGATCCAGCGGTCGCGCTGCTCCTCCGTGTCGAACTCGAGCATCTGGAGGATGCGCCCGGCACGGGCCCGCGGCGCGGCCGCCGGCTTCGGCGCGCCGGCGAGGAGCTTGCGCGCCGAGTCCTCGAGGGCCTCGAGCTCCTGGACGCTGAAGCCGGCGGCACCGAGGTCGAAGGCCTCGCTCTCGAGCCCGCGCAGCTCCTTGGCGAGCAGGGCGGGATCCCACTCCGCCTCGAGCGCGAGCTTGTTGTCCGCGAGGCGGTACGCGCGGCGCTGGGTCTCGCTCAGGTGCGAGACGCGGAGCACGGGCACGCGCTCCATGCCGAGCTTGCGCGCGGCCGCGAGGCGCCCGCGGCCGGCGATCACGCCGCCCCTGTCGTCGGCGAGCACGGGGACCGTGAAGCCGAACTCGAGGATGCTCGCCGCGATCCGGTTGATCTGCTGCGGGGTGTGGATCCGCGGGTCGTTCGGGTTGGGCTTCAGGCGGTCGATCGCCCAGTACTCGACGGAGCCGGGCAGCCGCACGCCGCCCGTGGTCGAGCGCTCCGCCGCGGCTGCGCGCCTAGTGGCCTGTGACGTCATTCGGGATCCACCCGCGCAATCGCAACGGTGAGGTCCTTGGAAACGAGATCGAGCAGCCGAGCCGGAAGCCTGACGTAGACGGTGGAGCCGGGATCGCCGATGAGCACGTGCTCAGCGTCGACGTAGGCCCTCTCGCTGTGGATCGTCCCCGACCTGAAGGACACGAGGAGCTGATCCCCGGCACTAAGCTGGAAGATGGCGTCACACTTGATCACTGCCGCCACCCAGTTCTTTCCGCCGAGTTCGGTGAGCTTGGCGCTCTCGATCTTCCCTTCCATGGGCATCACGATGCCTCGATCGGGGGATCCGGCGCCAGTGCCCGCAACCACTGCTCGCAGAATGCGCACGCGTGCGCCCGGTCGCCCAGCGCGTGGTCGGGCTCGTACCGCGCGTGCGCGTTCTTGATCACCTGGCGGAGCGCCGAATTCTCGCGCGACTTCTCGATCCGGTCCACGTCAGCCGCGGTACGCCCGACCTTCAAGTCCTGCACCTCCTCCTCGAGATAACTTTCCGCGAACGCCGCGACGGCCCCAAGGGTCCAGCCGGGCCCGTCTTCGTGGCAGGGACGATGGGCATCCCAGTAATCAGAGGCCGCGCGCAACGCCTTCGCTGACGCGTCGCGGGGCGTTTTCATTGGACCAACCACATGTATTTCTCCCCCTCGATGCACAGGAAGCACTCCGATCCGTAGCACGCGATGCGCGCGTTCCTCCCGATCCGAACGCTACGGGCATACGACACCACGAACAGGCCGCTGTCCGTGTGCACCTCCGTCATATCGCTGCTGTTCCACGCCCCGCGCCTCACCTGTGCCCCAAGGATCTTACCGACCGGCTCGACCGTGTCCGGACGGTGATGCCCGCAGGACGCCAAGGCCATAAGAACCGCAACGATGGCCGCGATGGCCATCGTACGTGCTCCGACCTCGGGCGGAGACGGCACTCCCGGGGCGACCTGACCGGCCCTGGCCAGCCCATCCCCCATCCCGGAGCGCCGCTCCACCCGCACGTTGGCCCGCCCTCTCCTAGAACGCACCGCGCGGGGGCGCGGGCTGCGGGCCGCCTGTCTTGGCCGTGCTCGGCTGCGGCTGGTAGGCGTCGGCAGTGACAACCTCGACCCGCTGCTCGTCGAACCACTCCGTCTTGGGCTCCCCGTCCTTCAGCGTCGAACTGGTGACCATGATGTGAACGCATCCGTTCAGGTACACGGCGCGTCCTGTCGCGATGCCGTCGAATCCGGTGATGACGTCACGTACCCGATCCCCCAGCTTTGCCATGTCTACCTCCCTGGTTTGTGTGACTTCGCTGTCAACCACTTTTCGGACCTCGTAACTAGGGGCGAGACGCCGTCGCCGTCACCCGCGTCGCCCCGTTGGGAAGGACCCGCGATCGCGGGGAAGTCATCGTGCGTGCGTGCGTCCAGCGCCCGACCAGCGCGACGCTTGCCCACGCGCTCCACGTACCAGCTCCCGAGGGGGGGCTGCTTATCGTCCATCCATACATAGCCCTGGGGGTCGAGTGCCTGAACCTCACCGCGTCCATCGAGGTCCGCCTCGGGATCTCCGTACACGGGGCCGGCGGGCTCGTACTCGCCCCATTGCTTGAAGAAGAACGCCACGCTCCTAGCCAGGCATTGATCGCGGATTGAACGAGCCCAGTCTGGATGCATGGGGCGTG